TTTCTCGATGACTGCATCGATGAGCTCGGCGACGAGAACGTCTGTCAGCTGATCTGGGACAACGCCGGCTTCAAGCCCGACGCAGTCAAGCACAAGACCCACAGCTCAACCGTCGGAGGGATGGAGTTCATCCTTAGTGATGAGACCCCCGATCGCATGGACGACGTCATCCTGTCCGACGGTTGGGACCTCAAGGCATTCAAGAAGAACCCGATCGCTCTGTTCAACCATCAGAGCAATTTTCCGATCGGAACGTGGTCGGACCTTCGCATCGAGAACAAGGCGCTGAAGGGTCACCTCAGTCTGGCTCCGGAGGGGACCTCCGATCGGATAGACGAGATCAGGAGGCTGGTCAATGCCGGCGTCCTCAAGGCGGTCTCCGTGGGCTTCAAACCCACCGAGTATGAGGATCGGGAGGGTTCGAACTACGGATATATATACACCAAGTGTGAGCTGGTCGAGACCAGTCTGGTCGCAGTACCGGCAAACCCGAACGCCTTGGCGGTGGCCAAGAGTTTGAAGATTTCGCCCGAAACTATCGGTCTCGTCTTCGCCGTGCAAGGCAATGGAGACGGGACCAGGCGTAGAGGGTTCAGCGGCGTGCATGCCGGACGCAACGGTAAAGGAAGGGTCAGACAGATGTCTACCTTGGCAAAACGCATCCAAGACCTCGAGCAGCAGATCACCTCGAAGAGGGACGAGCTCGAGGACCACACTGGCAATATGGACAACTCCAACGTCACCGACAAGGACGTCGAGACCATCAGCAAGCTGAATGAAGATATCGTTCAGCTCGAGCGTGCCCACGAGGCTCTGACGCAGAGCGAGAAGCTTCTGGCCAAGACCGCCGGAGGCAACGGTACCGGTCGGGCCCTGATCGTTCCCGGTCAGCAGCAGCAGCAGTCAGAGCGGATCGCGGCTCCTTCGGTGATCGTGAACCGAACCAAGGACAGCGTCAACATCCTCGAACTGTTCGTCAAGGCAGCGACCCTGACCTACTGCGCGAAGGGTTGGGGCAAGTCGTTGGAGGAGACCCGCAACAAGATCGGCGAGCGCCACCCTGAGTACAAGGGCGACGATGTCAGGATCATGGCCGACATCGTACTCCGCGCCGCCTCGGCCCCGGCCCTGACTACGGTCACCGGTTGGGCCCAGGAGCTGGTCCAGACCACCTGGACTGCCTTGATGCCGCTGCTCATGCCCAAGGGCATCCTCCCTCGGCTCTCGACGAGAGGTCTGTCGCTCAGCTTCGGAGGTACCGGTAAGATCGTCATCCCGACTCGCTCCCGCACGCCGTCTCTGGCCGGTAGCTTTGTGGGTGAGGGTCTGCCCATCCCCGTCCGCCAGGGCGCGTTCTCCAGCCAGACGCTGACTCCGAAGAAGATGGCAGTGATCACGACCTGGACCAAGGAGATGGACGAGCACTCCATCCCTGCGATCGAGGGTCTCCTGAGAGAGGCGATCCAGCAGGACACGACTGTGGCGGTCGACAGCGTCCTGATCGACTCCAACGCCGCGACCGTGATCCGCCCGCCTGGTCTGCTCAACGGTGTCGGCGCCACGACTGCGACGGCCGGTGGCGGCATCGCTGCACTGGTCGGAGACATCGTCGCTCTGATCACGGCCATCTCGACCGCGACCTATGGTAACGTTCGAGACCTGGTGTGGCTGGTCAATCAGACCGATATGCTGAGAGCCTCTCTGCTTACGGCTGCGAACACCGGTATCTTCCCGTTCGCTGCCCAGATCGCCGCCGGTAACCTCAACGGCATTCCGATCATCGACTCGGCGACGGTGCCGGCCAAGACCATGATCCTGGTCGACGCTGCAGACTTCGTTGTGGTTGGTGGCGAGGCTCCGAGGATGGAGATGAGCGATCAGGCCACGCTCCACATGGAGGACACTACTCCTCTGGAGCTGGTTGCCTCTCCGAGCACCGTCGCTGCTCCGCAGCGCTCGCTGTTCCAGACCGACTCCTTGGCGCTGAGGATGGTCATGCCTCTGAACTGGGTGCAGCGTCGGGCAGGAACGGTGGCGTGGACCCAGAGCGTCACCTGGTAGTTATACCCTTGGGCACTGGTACGAACTGACGTGCCTCAAACTGTAGGGGCGACTGTAAGCGCCCGGTGTCTCTTTTGAAGGAGGACTATGATGTCGACAAAACTTGCTGACGACCCTCAGACCGAGAACGCCAAGAAGGTCTATGAGCAGGAGAAGAAGGCGACGGAAAAGACCAGATCGGAGTATGCTCGCCTCTCGAAGGGCAAGCCGACGCCGACCCAGGAGGAGAACGACTTGGCCAATCTCGGGGCCCACATCCTCGAGCACGAGGAAGACGGCAGTGATCCTGATCCGAACGTTACTTCGACCCGCCACATGGAGGCGGACAGGTCGCAGCACAAACCACAGAACTACGCTACGAGACAGCAGCACTCCAAGTCAGAGTGATCCTCGATGCCGGGGTTGATCCAACGGTTCAAGTCTGTGTGGAAGGCCGTTGAGGGCGGTTGGCGCCCCGGTCCCTACTATCTTCCCATCACCGGCGGGTGGCTCCCCGCCGGTGCCTCTCTGAACTGGTGGCAGGAGGGTTACAACCCGATATACGCCACGACCTGCTCGGCCATGGTCGAGGCGTGCGTCTCTGCGTACGCGCAGACGGTGGCGATGTGCCCCGGAGACCACTGGCGGCTCAACGCCAAGAACGGGCGGGACAGGGTCAAGACCTCGGCCCTGGCCAGGGTCCTGAGATATCCTAACGACTATCAGTCGATCAGCGACTTTCTCCTGAACATGATCAGGAGCCTGTACCTGACCGGCAACGCATACGCGCTGGCCCTCCGCAACAATCGCTACGAGACTGAAGAACTCCACCTCATGAACCCGGATATGTCCTATCCGCGTCTCGCAGAGACGGGCGAGGTGTTCTATTGGCTCGGAGGCAACGACGTCGTAGCCAAGAGGTTCGGCGAACAGTTCCTGGTCGTTCCGATGCGCGACGTGCTCCACATCAGGCTCCACACCCAGCGCAGCCGCTACCCCGTGCCGCTGGTGGGAGAGAGCCCGATCGTATCAACCTATGGCGATATCTCCACTGCCCAGGCCATCATGAGGCAACAGACTGCGTTCTATCTCAATGAGGCCAGGCCCTCCGCAGTGCTCTCTACCGACCTCGTACTGGACAAGGACCAGGTCCAGGCGCTTCGAGACAGATGGAACGAGCAGGTCAAGGGCGTCAACCAGGGCGGCACGCCGATCCTCACCGCCGGCCTGAAGGTCCAGCCCTGGGCCATCGCCGGCAAGGACGCGGCCACCGCGGACATGCTCAAGCTCTCCAACGAGCAGATCGCTCTGGCCTTCCGCGTTCCGCTCCAAATCCTCGGCATCGGTGGTGCTCCGTACGGTAGCGCCGAACTCTTGATGCAGAGCTGGATCGCCAGCGGTCTGGGGTTCTGTCTCAACCACATCGAGGAAGCCTTCGGCCTTCACTTCAATCTCAAGGGCCAGCCCGACGAGTACGTTGAGTTCGATACCTCTGCGCTGCTCCGCTCCGCATTCAAGGATCGCATCGAGGCTCTGGCCAAGGGAGTGATCGGCGGCATCATCGCTCCCAACGAGGCTCGCAACTCAGAGGGTTACGATAGCGTACCATATGGTGATGAGCCTCGCGTCCAGCAGCAGGTCGTTCCGTTGAGCGCGGCAGAGGGCATCCCGTCTGCTCCTCCGGCTCCGCCTGCGGCCGGAGTTCAAGATGAGCCTCCGAAGCCGGCGGCTCCGCCGTCTCCCGGGAAGGGAATCGAGCATGACGATGTTCAACGCGAAGTCAGAAATCTCTTCAGGCTTACCGAGCAAGTCGGGCGACAGCGAAGACATCCTTCTGGACGCGTGGAGGATAGCTCTAGCGGAGACGCTTGATCAGGAGCGGGAGCGCTGGGATCAGCATCGCCGTCTCATGGAGGCGCAGTCCTCTGCTACCATCGCTGAGCTAACGCTGAAGGTCAACACTCTGATCGTTATGCTGACGCAGAAGGTCGATGGGCGTCTTGCAGAGTTGAAGGATGGCAGAGATGGCGACCAGGGACCTCCGGGAGAGCGGGGAGAGTGCGGCGAGAAGGGCGATGAGGGACGACCCGGCGAGGCTGGGCTTCCTGGTGAGAAGGGCGAACCTGGCCAGCGCGGTGAGCAGGGAGAGCCTGGCGAGAAGGGCGATAATGGTGATACGGGAGACAAGGGTGAGACGGGACTCGTCGGGCCTCCCGGGCTACCTGGCGATATCGGTCCAGTCGGCCAGGAGGGCCAGAAGGGAGAGCGAGGTGATCCTGGTCCAGGGGGTGAGCGTGGCGAACGTGGCGAAAGCGGAGAGAGAGGAAGAGATGGCGAAAAAGGAGAGAAAGGCGAAAAGGGCGAGACCGGTGAGCGCGGCGATCAGGGGTCAAAGGGCGACCCAGGTCAAAAGGGTGACCAAGGGCAGACCGGTCAGGCAGGGTCTCCGGGGAAGCTGATCGAGGCTAGAGCCTATGTCAGGGGCGAGGTCTGCTACGACGGCGACCTAGTCACTCACAACGGCAGCACGTATCAGGCCAAGAGAGATACGGCTAGGGAGCCGCCGCACAAGGACTGGACTTGCATCGCTACGGCCGGCAGAGACGCGGCGATGCCGGTGATCAGAGGCACGTACGTCGAGGGCGAGCGCTACGGCTTCCTGGACATCGTCGCGCTGGAGGGCTCTAGCTTTGCAGCTAGAAGGGACGACCCAGGGCCGTGCCCGGGGGACGGCTGGCAGTTAGTCGCCGGCAGGGGCAAGCCAGGCAAGCCCGGTCTGAAGGGAGACCCTGGAGTAAAGGGAGAGCGGGGCGCCACCGGCCAGCCAGCCCCGCGGATAGCCTCCTGGAGGCTAGACAGGGAGAACTACTCGGTGACCCTGATCCTGGAGGGTGGGACCTCCCTGGAGCCTCTGTCTCTAAGGCCGCTCTTCGAGCAGTACAACGAGGAGACCCTGGATGGCCGATAGGATCGTCAACGTGCTCACTGCCGCAGAGACTTATGACCTCGTATCGCTAGATGAGCTCAAGGTCATGTTCGGTATCCTGGCCACCGATACCAGCCAGGACGCAATCCTCGAGCAGTACATCGAGCAGTACTCTGACGTCATAGCTACCTACTGCAATCGCGTCTTCGCTTATGAAGAGGTCGAGGAGATTTGGCGATGCGTAGACTACGACCAGACCAACGCGATGACCAGGGTGTTTCTCAGCCACTACCCGCTCGACGTAGGAGAGACGATCGCGGTAGAGACCCCGACGGGAACGCCGCTGGACCCGAGTACGTACGCGATAGAGAGCAAGTCTGGGAAGATCGAGCTATTAGCGACAAACACGGAGCCGATCAAGGTGACATACTGGGGCGGCTATGTTCTCCCCGACGAGACCCCTCCTGCTCTTAAGCAGGCAGCGATGCTGATGATCAGGGAGGGCCAGGCCATGATGCAGCGGCTATCGGTCTCCGGCATCCGCAGCATCGCTCACAAGGAGAGCAGGGTCATGTACTTCGATGCCAACCAGCAGCTGGCCAAGGGTCCCTCCGGAGCCACAGGTATGATCAACCAGGTCGCGAACAATCTGCTGATGCACTATGTCAGGTTGGAGGTCTAGGTGATCGGAGCCAAGCTGGACGTCAGTGGTCTCGTGGCCAAGTTGGATGGGATGGTCAAGCAGATCAAGGAGCTGCCCGATCACATGGGCGACACCATGACCGCGTGGCAGACCGATGACATGCACCGGCGCTACCCCAATACGACAGTTCAAGAGAACGTAGTGGAGACCGACGTCTGGCCCACGTCGAGACTGGCAGAGCGGACTACCCAGAGGGCCAAGAGGTTCGTTCGGGCCCACAAGACCCAGAGCCGGCCGACTACGGTCAGGCTCAAGGGAGTCTCGCATCGACCAGTGCTCAGGCCAGAGCTGTTGGAGAAGTTGAAGCAGCGAGTCGAAGTAGACTTCGATAAGAACATATCGTGGGGAGCCGACTGATGGCAGTGAACATGTCGACGCTGGTCTATAGTCCCTGCCAGATCGTGTTCAGCAGGCCGGTGACCTTTACCTCGACGCTGGGTAATTCGTTCTCCGGCAGTGCGCGAGGCATCTATGATAGTCGCTCTATCGACGTCGTACTTGAAGACAACAGCATCATCTCCGAGCAGGTCACCATCCTCGATATCAGAGCAGTGGAATATTCTGTTCTGCCAGTCCAGGGAGACCTCGTCAATATTCCTTACGAGCCTGCCAGTGGACTTCCTGCGCTCGGTGACTTTGAGATCACCGACGTCTTCAATAACGGCGGCGGTGAGGTGACTCTGACCCTGAAGGTGATCAAGACCGCTCAGACCGTGACGTCGAAGTATGGGAGACCGGTGGCGTGATCACTGAGACCCAAAGCTTTGCCTTTGACGTGCGAGACGCGATGTATGACGTCGTCAGCGCCGACTCTTACTTCGCCAACTATACGTTCCGCAAGACCAAGATGCTGCCGGTCCAGGTCGATCGCATTCCGTACCTAGGGGTCTACATCGTCGACGAGCAGATGATGCCGGACGGCGATGCCAACGCCGGCTGCATCAGGTTCAACCACACCGCTCGCATAGGCTTCTCGGTGATCCAGGCCAATAACGATCAGGTCGCACTCGAGGCCGGAATGGACGCGGCGTACCTCAAGATCATGTCGCTACTGTGGACCGACATCAAACTCATGAACGTGCTCGTAAATAATAATCCGGAGAACGTCGGAATAGAGGCGGTGATCAGAGGCTCTCGTCGCCACGTCTTCGGTTCTACCGGTGCTAACAACGAGACGCCTTTCGGAGAGTTGCAGTACGAGGTGAGTTGCTCTGGGCGCTCAGAGTGGTATCCGGACATCACTGATACGCTCGACGAGATCGATGTGACTACAGGGATCAAGCAGTCGGAGACTCAGACCGAGCGCGACCAGCGTCAACAGGTGACCGTCAAGATGATGTTCACCGCTCTAAAGAAAGCGAGGGTGAGCTAATGGTAAATGTTGATACGAAGACTGTCATGACCCCTGGCGAGCGGATGAAGGCCAGGATCAAGCGGGTCAGGGACGCAGTCAAGGTCCCCGGCGTCCGCGTCGTCCCCGCAGGAGGCGAGGGCTATACCGAGGAGGACATGCGCCGCCTGCTCCGTCACCCCTCCGCCGGAGCCTTCCGCAGCGAAGGCTCTATCGAATGGCCCAACGACACCTTCACTCAACGAAGGCTGAGGGAGGGCAGCGTCAAACTGGCCGAGGGAGAGGGAGAGCACGATCAGCACCACCGCTCTCGCCACCGCTCCGAAGTGGC